GCTTGTCTCTTATCCATCGACCTGGGGTGGACAAGCGGATTACCGCCTATCCCATACCAAATACGGGACTGAATGGAATTGCGGTACCTTTCGGTACTACGTTCCAGACATCGGGACGAGTCAGTGGACGGATCGCGCGGTTAGAGCTTTGTATGGGTCAAACGTGACACCAGCATTGATCTATTCCGTGTATCCGTGGACCTGGTTAGTCGACTGGTTTGCCAATATAGGAGATATATTCTCTAACATGGCAGCTAATGCGGTCGACAACGAAACCCTGACTAACTGCTACTCGATGTACACTGAATCAGTGTATGACGTAGTAGAAGTTAGTAGTCACTGGGATGCCGTGTCGTCTCCGGATTCTCCGGGGGCGGCATTCGATCTCTCAGCTGGCTCCGTTTCTCTTGTTCACACTCTTTCGACCGTGAACAAATTGAGACGCCAGGCCTCTCCATTTGGTTTTGGCCTAAAGCGTGAAGATTTCTCTTCGCGCCAATTGGCCATTCTCGCTGCCTTACTTACTTCTCGGTCGGACAACAAACGTATCCGACGACTGCAACGAGAGGTGACTGGGTAGCACAATTGCTGTCTCCCCTATTTTGGGGGGAAACTAACAAATAGCACGAGGTGACCATGTTTGCCGACCCGTTTACACTCAACCGCAGATACTCAGCTCTTACGGTGGATGCCGCTGGCGACATCGTTTTGAGTGCAAGTGAACGAGCGGCTGATCACTCTACGTACCGCGCCATAGACGTGGACCTGAATGACCACACGTTGTTCATTGGTCATCAGTATGGCCGCCGGAGTCGGTTTACCGCAAGGTACACCATCACCGGCTTTACGCCGTCTCTGCTGGCCCCGGACACGAATTCGTCCTTCAGCCAGTCTGTCTATGTCGTAGCGGACGTCCCCTCATCGGGGCCGATCCAGAACACTTCGACGCTTTCCAATATCTTTCGTAACCAACTGAAGGGTATTGGATCCTTCCTGGTTATCGCCGGAGCAGCAACGGTTGATCCGCTGTTTGCGAGGGCGATCACGGGAGGAGAGACCTAGCTTTCTTTTAGCGAAGTCTTTCTGCGTTGTGTTCACGTAGGAGCGGGTATCGGCAGACCGGGAATACTTCCCTCTAACAGGAGGTAGTATGAAAAGTCTCGCCGATCTTCTCGTGCAGGTGCTACTTGACTGTAGCACTAGGTGTGGTGCCAACCCCATGCGTGACGTGTTAACGATCACGCGGAGAACCGAACATGAAGGTGGTAGCTTTCTCACTATCACTCTTCCATCCTATGCGAGGGGGCTCGAAAGAGCTCTCGAAGAAGGATGCCTCTCACCTACTCAATTTCCGAGGTTCAAGTTTCGGAAAAAGACATGTAGCCCAAAATTTCTCTCAGGGTACATGGAGAGGGTTTTCGGTCCTGATGGCGTTCTCCTTGCGGAGCCGTCCTCGGATTGCATCTTTGCGATTAGGCAAATTTGTCTGTTCGCTAAGAAGCTCAAACTCCCGTGTACAAACGCGAGAGAACGAGCTGCCGAGGCCAGCTACGTGGCAATTGAACGTGAGTTACGAGAACATGCCGTTAGTGACGACCTGTGTAGCGATTTTGTTCGCTGCAGCGGTATCGTATGGAGTGACATTCTTCGGGGGGATCCATTTGGGTCCCCTTATGAAGAGCTTGCTCCACGGCATGGGCCTGGGGCAACCGTAGAAGGAGTACGAGGTAATGGTAAATACCACTTCCCAACGTGGCCTACTCGGTTGGAACGGGAGTTCCCATACATTGAGTTCGGAATCGGATCGATTTCGAATTTCAGTGGTGGGGCCTTATCCGTATACGACCAGGTCTCGCAACCACTTCCCCTAAGACCCA